TTAGAACTTATAAATCATATTATCCTCATAAATCCCATCTTTGGAGGTTGAAGCCTTCACCACAATTCGCTCATAATTCTCAAATGCTTGCCAGTTATCTGTTTTGCTTTCCTGCATGTAATCCAAATAGCGAATGAACTCACTTTTCGTGCTACTAAAGAAAATATAAGGCGGTTTGGTGAGATTGATAAGTCGCAAGAAATCAATCAAATCAAAATAAGTCGATTGTTTATAACTCTCTTGGCGAGTGCATAAGTAAGGCGGGTCAAGCAGCAATAACACCTTCTCTTGGTCTTTATAACGTGGAATGAGTTTGTGGAAAGACTCGCTGACAATCTCAATACCATCTAAATATCCCTCAGCTGACGGATAATCAGATTGGCGAACGCAATGCCAAAAATCTTTAGCAAATAACGCCTCAAAACTGCTGACTTGTTGCCCCGAAAATAACAACCAAGAAGCCAAACAATTTAGGTCTTTATACCCTTGAAAATCGTTGATTTTATTGATGATTTCAGCTTTAATTTCCTTGCTCAAACGCCCATTTTTTGGTACAATACCGTGTAAGTGATTAAAGATAATTTGGCGTAATCGGTTGATGTCGTCAATGTATTTTAATCTCTTAGCGTAGCCATCAAAATCGTTATAAATTACGGTCGCTTTTGGCTTGATATGCTTGGCTGTATGGCTTAATAAGCCACTTCCACCAAATACGTCCACAATCGTCCAACCTTCGCCCTCTCCATCAATGTGTTTGTCTAATACGGCTTGCACATGCTTCAAAAACATTCGTTTCTGCCCAACAAAAGGTAACGGAGCCTGCTTGAATTGCACTACGCTTTGTTTGTTTGTTTGTCATTATTATCCCTTTTTCTGGTTGAATTACATCCTATCTCTAAAATACTATTTAGAGATATAAAATTATTTTAAACCTTATCAGGCCAAGGGTCGGATGTTGTCCACATCATAGCGGGCGGTCTTAGATTTTTGGGGCCAATGTCAGGAATTGCCTCATTGCCTTTTATTTTAGGGTCTGCGTGGTATGGGGTAAATCGCATGAAATTAGCATCGCCTACACCTCCCACATAAATACCTGCAACAGCTCTATTTGTATCATCATCATATAAGCTAAATCCACAAGAGTCATCTGATCTAAATCCAAGAGGAATCCCACTTGTACCAATAACTTCAACCCTCCCTGGCTGTCTTGGTAGATACCCTTTTTCTTTTTTGCCTAAATAACCAAATAGCCCCCACGTCAAACCGCCCATATGACATGATACAAGGTTGCCTTGCCTGCGTAGTTTAATGTAAGCACCAGGCTTTAGGTTTTTAGTTACAGCATTAACCAAACCTGTATCACCATCTATCACCACCCATTTCCCGTTGCGTTTTTGCCATTTCCAGGCTCCGACTCCACCGCCATCTGATGACTCATAGATAGTCCCGTTAGGCTCATTGCCTTTTATTTTGGGCTCCTCTCCTGTTATTTTGTCACCTGTTGTATCGGGCTTATCAGGGCGACCTCTACCAAGCACAACGGTTATGGCTTTAACATCTCGCCCGATTTGTTCTAGGACTTCAGGCAGTTGTTGTAAAAGGTCCATTAGCTATTTTTTCCTCGTAAATAAGCTGCCTTTAAGTCCATTGCTTTTAAGGTGTTAATTTGCTCAATCACGCCATCTAAACTCTGTTTAAATTCCGTCAGTTTGCTGGTTAGTGCCTCAGGTGCACTGCTTCCGCTTGCTTTGAGTTTGCGTAACTCTTCTGCCAGCTCTCTAAACGTGTCTAAATCTGCCCATACTTCGCCACCGAGTAAATCCGCTTTGAGTTGGTTGATTTTCGCTTCGAGCTGTTGATAAAGGGCTTTATCTTGCTCGCCTAAGTATTGAGCAAACTCGGTTAAGAGTTGTTGAATGTTTTGTGTTGTCATAGTCGTCCTATTTTGTAAGCTATAATTAAATCTGAAAATTCAGGTAAAACAGGTGTACCACAGCCACCAGAAATACCTTTTGATAACGTCACCTTGATAGGTTGTTTTGATTGCAACGATACCGCCACTGCTTGTTTCAACTGCAATTTCACGTCGATTGCCCGTTTACAGTCTTTCATCGCTTCATTCCTCTACGCGTTTTGCAGAATAATAGCTATAACGCGTAATCTTTCCACCACATAGCGTGTCTCGCCAGTTGCTCGTATTCGTGATTTTTAACGCCCAACTTGCGGTCTCCCACCTTGTGTTAGCTAAACGGTCGCGCGTGCAAGTGATTTTGATGTTGTTATCAGATAACGCAATACCATTGCCTTTTGTCAAATGGATAACTGGATCTTTGCTACTATCAGACACGATAAACAAGTCAAATTCGCTATCAGCAAAGTCTTCTGGTACTTCTTTCTCATCTAGCGTCAGCATTTCACTTTCATCGTCACCAAATTTCCAGTTAAAATTAATGATCGGTTTGTCTTTAGTCATCATGTTTAAACATTGCCCCTAATTGATTCGGGCTAAACCGCCAACCATTTTCTCCACCGCAAATCGCATTAAAGCACCACTCACTGCAAAAGTATTTTGAGCGTTTTTGTTTGATGCCTAGCACAATCCCTAACGCACCCCACCAGTCGTATTTACAACCCAAAGTGCGGTCAAAATAGGCTTTGATTTGCGCCTCGGTGACATCGTTGAGGGGGATTAAATCCCATTTTGTGTTATCGGACACATCAATCTGCTTGCAACGCACGCCGCCGTCTTGTACCGATGAGGAGTAGCAGTCATACATTGTTGTATGCTCATAATGATGCCCATTGCCAAACTCAATACGCTCAATGGCAATTTCGCAATGCGAATATTGGCCTTTGGTAAAAAATCGAGTAATGCGGTCGGCGATTGCTTTAACTGGCTCTTTGCGCCAGTCTCGCTTGTGTTTGTACATCGCCAAATAAACCTTAGCCATTTTGGTATGCCTCCATCAAGTTATCCATTTGCTTGATAATGTCATCGTAGATTGATTGCAGTTGCTCAAGCGTGAGATTAGGGGCTGTGAGTTCATACTTGCGCATACGTTGGTTGGCAAGCTCCATTTGGAGTTTTTCCAATCCTGCCGCCTGCGTCAAAATCAGGTTTGTGGCGGTCTTATTATCCAGTCTTGCGCGTTGCGCGAAATCCGTGATATAACGGCTACATTCGCCTTCATAATTTGCGGCTTTAAAGGCTTCTGCAGCCGCTTGTCGCTCACGATATTCGCTCTCAAAGCGTGTCCAGGTGCTGTAGATTTTTGCTGCGTGCTCATCGATGTTGGCGATAAGGTGAGTTTGAGTTTTTGTAAAATTGTCAGCAATTTTCGCTTCATCTTTTACCCATGCTGTACCGTTCCATTTGCATGGTTCAGCAAGTGGCGCAAGTGCGGTTAAATTTTCGGGCAATTCACCTAGTTCGGTATGTTCTACTTTTTCGCCTGTTTCCTTGCTGTAATAGGTGCCTCGATGGTCGGCTTGATATTGCCAACTGTTATCTTCTCGCACAATGACAAAGCCTTGTTTCGGTTGTGGCGGTGCATCTAAATAACTGCCTGCGGAAAGGCTACCGCCTTCGCTCACATATTCGGTGACACTATGGCTGTAAATACCTTGGTTGTCAGTGCAATACACGATGATTTCACCATTTGTTTCGGCAAAGCCGTCTTGATTAAATGTTACGGTCATGTTGTACTCCTTATTCGGCTAGGCAGATGTAGTGATAGGCGATGTTGCGTGGGCGAGTTTCACTGATGTTATTTTGATGCTTAGCTAATAGCTCGCTCTGCCCCTTGCCGCCTCTTATACCGTTGCCAGATGTCATTAAATATATGTGCTTATCAATATTCACTCCACCTTGGATAATAAACGCATAATCATCTAACGAGCCAGTTCCGACAACTTTATGAGAGTGAGCTTCTGTCGCATGAGCTTGCACACTCAACACTCCACGCCCCGCATCTACACCCCGCCCATTATCCCAGCCACGAATAAACTCCCCGCGTAAATCAGGCAACTGCCCTGACGGATATTTCTGTGCCAATTTGGGATAACGACGAGTATCAAACCGCTGTCCGTTCATGGCTAAGCAACCTGTTGGGATGGTAGAGAGTGGATAAGGGATAGGGATACCAATAAATAAATCATGTAAAGCATTAAAATCAGTGGCATTGGCTTTTTTTCCGATTTCCGCAAGCAACGTCGCTTTTAAGTTTGCATCACCTGCTAACGCACGGGCCAATTCTTCCAGCGTGTCCAACGCAGCAGGCGCAGAACCCACCAATGCGGCAATTGCGGTTTTTACAAATGCGGTTGTGGCAATTTGTGTGTTGTTTGTGCCTAATGCAGCTGTGGGCGCGGTTGGCACGCCTGTGAACGCAGGGTTAGCTTTTGGGGCGTAGCCTGTGCGGTCTTGGTTGATACCGTCCACTTGGTCTTTTAGATAATTGGTTCTCGCCCCTAGCTCTTTGGCTTGGCGATTATCAATACCGTCTGGCCCGCCCATTACAGGGTCGGATGTTTCCAATTGATAGATGTTTTCCACCCATTGTCGGGTTAAGATTAAATTTGCCATTTTATTTCCTTTTTGAATTAAGCTGTGCCACGATTAAATCTGCCGTTACGCATTGCCATACCATTGTGCCGAAGTGCTGCTTGACGGTAGTCTAAACTTGCCAACACACAGCGTGCTGGTGCAAATACACGCAAGGTCTTACGCAGTAAATCGGCTTGGTCGTTGGTGATGGCTTGTTGCAAAATCACGCGGTAATGTGCCCATTTTGAACGATCACCGTGGTAGTAAGTGCCATCTCGAATAAATGAACCGTCGCGACGTTTGTCAAACAAGCCTTCAATAATTTCCACTTCGCCAAAGCCCAGCTGGCGAATAATTTCTCGCATTGCCCACGGTGTGCCTTTGTAGCGGTGCAACTCGACCGCGCGTTTAATCAGCTTGCGTTTGGCGTCAATACTTTCGGCGAGCAACCAGCCGTCATAGCCGGTGACACTCCATTTTTCGGCAAGCAATTCCAAAAACTCGGTGGGGACTAAATCCACGAAGCTGGTCATAATTTGCGATCTGTCGAGCAAATTAAACCGCTTGCCAAGGTCGGCAAGTGCGGTCAGTTTTGGCGATGTTTCAATGATTGACGGATATTGCAACTTAGCCATCTTTGCGCCCCGCGTTGATGTTTATCGTAATGCTTTCGCACTCTGCCCATTGTTCAGGCGTGAGCTCGGTAAGTTGTGGGCTTGCCAAATGCACGTTATACACTCCAGCGACTTTCAGTACGCTTTGAATATCAAGCGGTATGATGTCTAGCCCCAATTTTTGCGTGCGTGATGAAAGATAGGTTCGCAAAGCGGTTTCGGCTTTGGCTTTCACTTCATTTTCGGCGACGGTAGCGAGCAAATCTAAGTTAGCAACCACGCGATAGCTTTTGCGTTCAGGCGCAGCCACAATCACGGTGTCACACAGCGGTCGGTGTTTTTCGCCACTGATGTAATGGCGAATTTTTTCCTGCAAAATTGCTGACGGCAGTCCGTGCTTGGTCAATACCGTGACTTTGACCGTGCCACCTTGAGGGGTGGAAATCGCCACATCAGAAATCACTTGTGACACGCTTCGCGTATGGTATTCATACGCCGCAATAGAGCCGCAAGTGGTAAAGGCTTCAGGGGCAAGCAAAATGCGTTTGCGATAAGCATCATCGCTTTCGGTGCCAATGCCATTTGCCGATACATCAATGTTAGAAACGCTTACGCCTGTAGGCAGTTCGCTTTTGAGCGTTTTGATTTGCCCGATTTGCCAGCCGTTGCCGCTTTCGCCTGAGGTTTGGCAAAGGGCTGAAACATCTACATATTGCTCAGTGGGGTTAATGCGTACTTCTGTTTGAGTTGCAAAGAGCAAGCTATCAGTCGCGGCAACCAACGTGCCTTGCGGAATCACGATTGCCGAATGCGACCCTGCGATACTAAATCGCAACGTGACGTCTGCTGCTTGGTCAGATAAGCGATAACAGCCCATCGGCTCACCGCATAAATCTAAAGCAAGCCCTGTGGCAAATTGCGGAAAGGTTTGCAAAAAGGCGTGGTTAATGCCTTGTCGCACTAACATTTCGCGGTAGGCGTAAGATTGAATAATCGACCGTTCAATATGGGCAGGTTGCAATGTTTTACCTGTGCGTTGCTCGTAGTCGGCAATGGTATCGGCTAAAATTTGCTTGATGTCGTCAGAGACGATTTTGACTTCTTCTTTTCTCATTGCACCACCTGTGTCTGATAAAGTTCCCGATATACATCATCAACTAACGACCAATAAATCAGCAGCTCAAAATGCGGAGCCTGTCCGTCAATGGCGATATGATCAACCTCGATGCGGAGCTCCCATGTTTGCAGGGCAAGCGTGATTTCACGCACCATATTGGGCAGGGCGATGTCTTCAGGGTAGTCGATGTAGCGAAAGTGGTCGGAGCCAAATTCAGGGCGAAGCACATCAGTGCCTTTGAGCGTATTGAGAATGTTAGCAATGCACTGATGAATATCATCAATGCCTTGCACCGCTTGTTTTTCGGTTGGTGCTAATTGCCAGTGGGTTGAAAGTATCGTATTTGTATTCATAGCCTGGATGATACAAGGCTATGGGGAGGTGGGCTTTTAAACTGATTTAAAGAATTAGGCTTTAGATGAGCTGGTTGGCTTGCCGTCACCTTGTTCGATGTGGTGATGGCTTTTAAGGGAAATGCCGTCAGCAATCACATCGCCACCGTTTACGTTCACATTACCGTTGTTCACCTCCACTTCGCAATCATTGACAATAACTTTACCGCTGGTATGAATGGTTAAATGGCCCGATTTGCGGTCGTGGGCAATCGTTGTGCCGTTTTTAAATTTTTTGAGCCAAATGTCGCCATTGGCAACAGGTGTGGGATCTTGCTCGTTATAAATCGCTCCCAGCACGCAACCACCTTCGCCACGTGCATCGAGTAAAATCGCCACCAGTTCGCCCACATCGGGCAAACAGTAAAACTGGTTGCCGCCTGCGTTGAGCGTTAAGAATGAGAGCCACGCAGTTTCTAAATCTTCAAGGGCGGGGATTTTACACCGCACTTTGTGGTTTTTTGGGTCGATTGCCGACACAATACCTTCTTGATAGGTTGCCCCAAAATTATGCGTTTGCATTCGTTATCTCCATTCCTAGCGTTAATAAATCATCAGGGATAAATTCCAACATTCGCACTTCGATATTGGTAATGTAGCCTTGACTGCGTGAAATGCTGTGGCGTGATTGCTTGATTAAGTATTTCCCCGAAAACACACCTAAATTTTTGAGCAGAATAGTGGAACCAGCCACTAATTTTGGGTTGCCAATGAGCGTAATATCGCCTGCACTTTGGTCTTCGTTTTGCTCGCTTAATGCCGCATCGCCTCTGGCATCAATCTGTTCTTGGCTTTCACCTCGGGTGGTAATTTTGAGCGTATCGCCACTTGCCGCCTGTGCCTGCTTCATTTTCGAGCGAAGTGCGGTGGCTTTTTTGCTTTTTTTCACCACTTTTTTACCGCTTGTATCAAAGCCCTTGATTTCCACCTGCTTTGCCGTGTCTTTAATGCGATCACGCAGGCGAATGCTGATACATTGGGTTTCGTCTAATACTGCCACAGGCTCGGTTTGTCCAAGTTCGTATTTGTCGGTAAACACCAGTTGATTGCCCACAATCTTGAAGCTGTGATGATACTCACGGGCAAGGCGGGTAAGAAATTCCACATCACGCTCTTGATATTGGGTGATGCGTTGAATGGGAATGTGGCGAATTTTACCTACCACTTTGAGCTTCAAACGGTTCGCCACCGCAGCCACCACTTGGGCGAGTGTGGTGTTCTCATAGGCTTTTGGCTTGAGTGTGCGATTGGATTTACTCACGCCAGTGGATAAGGCTCGCAAGGTAATGCTGGACGGACGATAGCCATATTCTACTTCATCAATCTCAAACGCCCCTATCGCGACCAACGATTCGCCTTGGTAGCCAATCGCCGCTTTGAGTTTGTCGCCTTGAGTGGGGAACCACTGGCGAATCCATTTGCCACTGATGTCTTCAAACTGCACCGAGAGTTCGTCCGATTGCCCTTCGAGATAGTCGGTGTAGGTCAGCTCAATCAAAGACGGCTCAATCTCTGCCGTGATATTGGTTTTCTCATAAAAGAGCGTGAAATCAGGTTTTTGCACGTTACTCATCGGCATTTCCTCGCAACCACGGCGGCAGGTTTTCGTTTTGCGTTGGTTTCACGTTTAGCACAGGGATAAACACGGTCGCCCCAGTAGGCAACACTTCACAAAAACTGATATGTGGATTGGCTCTAATGATGCGAGCATATTCCAGTGCATCGCCATAGTAATAATAGGCAAGGTTATCCCAGCGTTCGCCTTGTTTGACGGTATGTTTAAGTACGGTTTGGGTCATTCAAAATCTCCACATCTTCATCTTCACGCAATACAACCCAAGCGGTCATTTTTGCCACTGAATTTGCGGAATTATCCAGCCGCTCATTGATTTCAGTTAAAGCATTATCGGCAGGCGTAAACCAGTTATTCCATTCGCTATCAGCAGATGCCCGTCTGAAACTCTGTTTCATTATTTGCAAATCATCATACACCGCCGACACATCACGGCTAAATTCACTGACCACAGGCAAGAAATCTCGCACGCCAGCCAATGCCGACTGCATACCCACCACGTCCCCAAAACTCCCCAAGGCATTGTCTAAATTAGCAAGCGTACTCGGCAAATAGGCCAACGCCGATGCAGGATCGCTTGCTAATTGCCGAACTACGGCAACCGTGTTGCGAACTTCATCCACTGCCCGTTTGCCTTGCTGATAAATTTCCACTGCACGGCTGACGGCACGTTTTGCGGTGGAAAGCGTATTGACTAAACCTTGCGGCAAAATCGAACCCAGCAAGGATTTTCCGCCCACATTTAACGCCGCACCCAGTAGGCTGTTTTGTCCATTGCCGACAAATTCTCGCAAGCTGATATTCATCTCGCGAGCCAAGGCATTACCCTTGCCGTCGGTAAATAGTGTGGTTGATGAAATATCGGTGATCACAAAATTGCCTTTGTATTTTGAACCCCACATCAAGGCAAGGGCGTCTTGCTTAGCTTTTGCCGAAAGTAGCGATTGATAACGACTTTCCACGCCGCCGATTTTGTGATGCAGACGAATCGCAAAGGATAAATCTGTCAGTTTTTCGCCCATAGCTTGTAGTTTTGGCTTGCCTTTGAGCACCGCGTGTTCGGCAAAATCCGCAGAATGGGTTTCGTTGAAGTCGGTCAAATTGACAGGCTCAAAGGCGATATTACCTAGCATAAAATACATCGTTTTTTCTCCTTAATAAGCTCTCCGTTGTCGTTGGTCAAACACCCGATTAAGCAGGCGTTCAAACTCCACAAGGCTGATATTCAATCCCTGCTGTACCTGTTCCATTACGCCCTGATTTTGGCTACCGTTCACGTTAATGGTCGGGTTAAAATTGACCACGATGCCGTTGTGCTGGTTGGTTTCGTTATTTGTCACCGCATTTCGGTTTAAAGGCTGATAATCGCGAAAGATTGACGGATTTTTACCGCTTGAGTTTGGATTAAAATCAGACGTACGATAATCCGCAGGCTGATTGATACCCAAAAGATTCCCTACAAAATTCGCCCCGAATTTAATATCATCCCACAGCGAACCGAAAAAGCCTTTTTTCTCGTTTAAAATGGGTTTAAAGGCGGTTTCAATGCCGTTTAAAGCAGGCTCGAATTTCACTGCACTTGAGAGATTTTTGCTGGCATCACGAGCGAGAGGTTCGGCTTTATCCATACCGATTGCCAAGCCTTCTACAATGTTCTGCCCATAACCTTTGAATACACGGCTTGGGCTGTGGATTTCCATCTCGCCTGTAAACCAACCCTTGATAGATTTACCTAAACCGATCACCCATTCTTTCGCACCGTCCCACGTATTGCGAATACCATTGACTAAGCCGTTGATAAGGTTAGAGCCGAATTCAGTAAACTTCGCAGGTAAATCAATCCCAAACCACGACAACACACCTGAAAAGGCTTGATAAAATAAGCCCAGCGGCGACCAGTTGAGAATAGTGGCTGTGATGTTGCCAATGCCTGAGTTGAAGAATGTGGTGATGTTTTCCCACACACCACTAAAGAAAGTCGTGACCCCATTCCAAATATCAGAAATCGTTTGCCCGCATTGAGCTGACTTTTCGCCAATCCATTGCCACATTTGACTGAATTTTTCGCTGACCCAATCCCAGTTATCCCAAAGCAAATAGGCAAGTCCTGCAATAACGGCAACGGCAATGCCGATGGGGTTGGTAAGGAATGCACGACCAATAAAAATGATCGCTTTCCCAACCATCATCAAGCCTTTTAATAAGGTTCCCATTAAGGTTACGCCGAGTTTTGCCGCTAAAAATACCATTTTGCCAAGCCATCCGATGAGATAGCCAAAACCGTAGGCAAGTTTGAGCACAACAGGTAACAATAATTTTCCAATAAAACCAGCAAGCCAGAAAACACCTTTGCCAACAAAGGCAATCACAGAGCCACCAAAAGATAACACACCCCAAGCCATTTTAAGAACGGAAATCACTTTAAGCCCACCCCAAGTCAGCATACTTAATCCACCAACCAAAGCGGAGAAACCAGCAACTGCACCTAAAGCATAAGTTCCCCATTTCGCAATTTCGCCCATAAGATCTGAGTTTGTATTAATGAAGTCAGTCACCCGAATAATAAGGGGCTGTAACCAACCAACAAAATCATTGATAACAGGTAGAATGTAGTTACCGATGCTAATACCTAATCCAGTGAAACTATTTTTCAATAATTTAAGGCTGTTTTCTGTTGTTGCACTTCGTGCAGCAAATTCACGCTCCATTGAGCCAAGGTATTTGGGTTTACCATTTTCATCTGTTTCTTGTAATGTTTTAATACTCTTTTCAAGCAAATCCACGTTACCTGCAATCGAAGAGACATCATCTGCATATTCTTTACCGAATAAATCTACCAACACACCTGTCCGTTTGGCTTTAGGTAATTTTTCGACACGTTTCAAGAAATCGACGATTGCTCCTTGCCCGTCTTTGGCGATATTCTTTTTAAGTTGCTTTGCAGAGATCCCAACTTCTTTTAATGCAGCTTGGAATTTCTTACCTCCTTTATCTGCAGTATTGAGCGAGGTAAGCATTCCGTTAATAGCAGTACTTGCCACTTCAGGGGATTTACCTAGAGATATAAAAGTATTAGCTAAAGCAGCGGCAGCATTTTCAGTTAAACCAAAGTCTTTTGATACCCCAGCAATACGTCCTAATGTGTTTACAATATCAGATGCTTTAGCTGGGGAGCTATTTGATAATTCATTGATAGCATCACCCAAATCGCCAATTTTACTAATCGGGATTTTGTACACGTTAGCCAGTTTTGCCATTGAATCACCACTTTGTTCAGCAGACATATCAAAAGCTACCGACATTTTAGAGATGGTTAAGGTAAATGATTTAATATCTTCCTCTGCAACGCCTAACTGACCACCCGAAGCGGCAATAGCAGCAAGCTCTTTCCCTGTCATTGGAATAGTATTGCTCAAATCAAGGAGAACCTTGGAAAGTTTTTTGAAACCATCTGGTGCTTTAAAATCGACGACTTTCTTCACATCAGCCATCGCACTTTCAAATTCAATGGCTGGAGTAGCTAAACCTACAACAGAGCTACCGAGAGCAGTTAATGAAGCAGCACTGCTTTTCATTCCAGCAATAGAAAGCTGGTTTAACGTAGCCATTCGTTGCCCGATAGTTTGAGTAGAATTTGTTAATGATTTCAGAGTATTTTTGATTTGGTTAATACCTGAAATCGCCCCACCGACTGCGGCTCCAATAACTAAACTAATTGCAAGATTTGATGACATCGTTTATAGTCCTTTTAAAAATGAAAGGGGGGTAAATATGTTCAAATTATTTGATGAATTGCTAGGTCTGATTGGCTATGCGATTGCAGGAATTTTAGGACTCGTTCTTGTGTCGGTTGGCTTTACCCTTTATCCAATCATTACATCAATCATCCTTGGCTTATTGGTGATTTCGCCTTTTGTTCCAACACTTGAAAAGATGCTTAAACGTCTCGAAGCTCGAATGTATAAGAAGTCACTGACTATCAAGTTGACCGAAGAAACTAAACGATCTTTTAAAGAAGGTTTTAATAAAGCTTTTAAATAACAAAGCCGCTTAAATAGCGGCTTTCGTGTAATTGGCTTTTATCTGCCGTTGGGCTTGAGTGAGCCACCGTTCAATTTCATCAAGCGTCATTTCTTCCAGTTCTGAATGCGAAAATCCAAACCAAAACGCCAAATCAGCTAACGCCGCATCGAGAGCGGTTAGTTCAACTTTCCCTTCTGCATTTTTTCAACCACTTCTGCCGCACGTTTGAAGTCGGCGATATCTAATTCGTCTAAATCTTCAGGTACTAAACCTGTCACGATAGAAAGTAAACTCATGCTTTGCTCAATATCAGTGCTACCTTTTATCTTGCGAATATCTTTTGCTTTTGGACGGCGAATTTTTAACTCGGTGATGGTTTTACCTTCTCCATCTTGAATAGGGAAATCGAGGGCGACAATAACGTCAGACATAAAAAACTCCTTTGTGAGATTGTTTAACTTTCACAAAGGAGTTTACTTAAATGGGGTTTAAACGGCTTTTAAACTGATTTAAAGAAATCTATTGCCCAATATTGGTGCGGTATTTTTGCAACACATCTTGACCGTTTACGCGGTAGATATTGGCAAGCACATCTACAAACAAAATTTCTTTGCCTGCCAGCGTTTGCTTGATAGACATAATTTGGAAGCTGTCGGAATGTTCCGTCGCTTCTTTATTTTTCAAGCTCCCACCTGTGGTTTTGTTAAATGCCACATTCATAATGGTGACAAGGGCTTCCTCCGCAGCCAAGCCACGAGAATCAAATACCTGCACATTAGAACGTGCCATCAGTTGCACGTTTTTATAAGGATTATAGGCGTTTACTCGCACTTCAGGATAGAAGCTATCCCAAATCACTTCGCCTTCCATGGCATTTAACCCTGCAGGCAGTTTGATTGTGCCGTGTAGCCCCAAGCCTTTGTGTTCGATAAATTCAAACTCGATATCAGGCAACTTAAACTCTTTGGCTTTGCCAAGTAGCGAGTTGCCGTTCATATACACATTGGCGTTCACAATCTGATGAATTGCGGTACTCATAATTTTCTCCTTCTAGCGTTGTGACACCAAGTTCACTAAGTATTTACGGGTCATCACTGATTTATTGCTGATAAGCTCGGCTGGCAATTTCGGCGTGTATTCATACATCAACGGCACGTGACCTTTGCTAAATTCATCGACTAAGTCCGTGTCGTAGTCAAGGCTGACGCGATAACCTACAATGCTTGGCAAGGCTCGCAAATAGGTGTCCACCGTTTCCAATAGGCTGTCAATCAACGCATCATCAATCGGGCGGTCGATAAATTGCAACTCGGTGCGACGGATGCTTTCGTCGATTAAGTCACCTGTGCGCAACGCCGTTTCAAAATTGATGATATGAGTTACCGTTGGATAGTTTGACGAACGGTTACCCCATAAGCGGAAACCTGTACCGAAGCTGTTAAAAATCGTGGTAATGCCGACCGCGTTAAGCAGGTTGGTTTCGGATTGTTCATCATCCACACGGGCAGTTAAAGGGACTTCCATCCCAATCACACCTTGCAACTGACGGTTTGAGGTGGAGAACCAGTAGCCGTTGTCGGTATCGGTTTTCATCCGCAAGCCTGCTGCGTGCACCGCTAAACTTTCAAGCGTATTGCTAGAACCCAACGCATAAGGGAAGAAGTGGCGAACACGTTCAGAACTTGCGGAGGCATTCAATACACCAATCGGACCTCGAGCTTGAATCGCTTTAGAAAGCGATGTGCCTTTCGGCAATTGCACATAAGCCACTGCTTTTAACTGTTCGGCTAATGTTGAAAGAGCCGCTGCACAGCTGGCAGTTTTATCAAACTCTGGGCAGATTAAAATTTTGGCATCTGCACCGTAAAGGTTGAAACCGTCACGCAATAATTCAAAGCCTTTGCGCTTGCCCGTCGCTGAATCAATCCCGCCTTTGATGTCGGCTTCCGTCACTTTTTCAGGGTCGGCATAGGCATAAGTGGCTTTTAAGCCTTCGTGTATTGCTTTCAAGGTAATTTCGCCTGTTTGCAAGTTTACGCTGTAATCTGTGCCTTCTTGCAAAGTTTGGCTAGATGATTGAATGCTGATGTTCAATAGGCCTGCTTTCGCTGTTTTTGCCATTAAGGTGGAGCTGTCTTGCGTTAAGACTTCGTCTGTAATGTCAGTTTTGTGTTTTTTCGGATCTAACACATTGACCACATACACCTTACCTGCGGCATAGCGTGCCAATACATCAAAGGCATCAGGCAGGGTAAAGCCTTGGTTTAAAATCACACCAAATTGGGCAAAATCTTTGGTGGTTTGGCACACGGTCAATTCATTGACAGCCCCGATAGGTGCCGTTCCCACGATGCCAATAATTGCACCGTCCACCGTTTCCACCGCAACAGAGCCACCTGTCACGCGTGTGGTTTTGGTTCCGTGATGGAATGCCATAATGTTCTCCTTATGGTTCTTTGCGGCGGTAACGTGCCGCGGTAAATTTTGGTAAATTTTGCGGCTGGCGTTCTTCCACCTGCCACGTTTCGGTTTGAATGATGAGCTGGTATTGCCACAAGCCGCTTTCTTCGCCTGCAAATTCTTCGCTCACCAAATGACAAGCTGTGCAATTTGTGGGGCGAAAACCCACGACGGCTAAGCGAAGTTGGTCGAGCATTTCCAATGCACCGGTGTCATCGTGTTGGCTGCGGGCTATGACCGTGAGGGCAATCAACACTTTGCGGCGTTGTTGGATAATGTCAGTGCTATCAAGACTTTCAAATTTGGAACCTGCATACTGCACCAGCACCGCACCATATTGGTCGGTGAGGTTGTAGCGGTCTAAGTCATCAGGAAACAACTCGATGCTAAAACGCGTGGTCTTCTGTTCGATGTGGTTTCGAATGCTTTCCAAAATAGGTAAAGTGGCACTCATTGATGCTCCCTTAATAGCCCGACAAATCCAATTTCTGTGGTGCGCGAGCTTTAAATTTCAACGCAGACGGTAAGTTGTCATCACCTTCCGCACCGATTTCCGTTAAGCCCAAATGCAGTTTGCCACTGGCAATGCGCTCCAAATCTTTTAAGGCTTGGCTGTGGGTTTCTTTCACATTGTCGGGAAAGCCTTTGCCTTCAGGACGGCGTGAATACAACCAATAGCGAGCCAGTTGTAGGCAAATGTTACGCACAAGCGTTGGCACATCATTTAACGGTAGCAAATAACGTGAACGTAAATAGCCGTCCACCGTTTCGGTGGCGTATTCGCACGCCTTGTTTAATACGGCATAATCGACTTCCGTTGCTCTTGTGTTGTCATTAGAGAGCTGCCCAAGCACCACTTCGCTCACCACTTCCGTTAAATCTTGTGCCTGAATGTACATTATTCTTTACCTTCGCCTTTATTGTTTTTGTTTGCCTTTTCCGCTTCTTTGCGGGCTTTTTCTGCTTCTGCAAGATGAGCTTTTTCCGCCTCAGCTTCCGCCTGTTTGCGTTTTTCGTCTTCGGCTTCATCTAGCTTCACATAAAGCGAGATTTGGGCGTATTCTTCATCGGTTAATTCAATTTTTGCACCTTGTTCATAACGATTGCCGTTATGCAGAATGACCATGGTGCCGATAACAACGTAAAGTTTTTTGTTCATTGGTTTCTCCTAGTGAAACGGTGTTACAAATCTCCCCTAACCCCTCTTTACTAAAGAGGGGGATTTTTTGGGGTTATAGGCAACCTTTAATCAAATAACCAGCCGATGCACCGAGTAAGTGCGGTTTGTGAATATCGGTGGTGCGAATGACTTCGAGTTTGCCGCCGTTTTCTTTGTAGGTGTCCACAAATAAGCCACCTTGACGACGGACGGTGTAGCCATAAGACGGCTCGTACACTGTGCCTTTGCGTTCGGTTGAACGTGGAGCAACATAGGCAAGCACAATGGCGTCAGACCAAATGTCTTTAAGTTGATTGCTTTCTTCATACACCGCTTCGCCGATTTTCACGGTATCGATACCAATCAATCTAGCGAATACTTCGGGCGTTACAATCGCCACTTGTGAATACTTGAGTTTTTCAATGACAGCGGGGTGTTCTTTTAATGCTGCCCACACATCGCCTGCAATCACGCATACATTCGGTTTGCGACCGATAGCACGCTTCACAGCACGAATGCCCGTGTCGAACATCGCAAAGATGTCTGCTTGTTTGCTCGTGATTTTCGATGTACCGCTTAAGGTCACTTTGTTGCCTGCATCGTATTTGCTTTCATCAAGGGCAAGGGTTGCCACTTCTTTTTCACGCCCTAATGCAATCACATCTTGGGTGGTATTTAAGGCAAATTGACGGAGAGAGAAAATCGCTTCGTTTTCTTCACGGTAGTCGATGGCGTATTCCACATCGTGCTCTTCTAACGCCACGTCGATTGCCGTGATGTCTTCAGGATCTAAACGGTTTGACGTGCCGCGTAAGTTACGCACCGTACTTGGTAAGCGGAATGCAAGGCGACCGAATTTCGGAATTTTGCCCGCCTCTTTGTCGATTTCCACAGTTGGCATTAAGACTTCACCCACTAACTCAAGGTTGTGATAGCCTTGTGCTAAGTTAGTTAAAACAGGATCTTGCACGCGAAGTGCTTGAAGATTGTGTGCGGTCATAAGTTTTCCTTCTATTGATAAATGGCATTAAATGCAGCTTTGTAGCTCACATTGTGTTCTTTGGCGTAAGCACGGATTTTTTGGTCAGCTTCGATGCTCGCTGGATTTGTGCCTTCGGCATATTCCACCGTGCTGTCTTGCGGAGCTGCAACTTTGTCTTTGGTGGCGACTTCACCGAAGTTCACCACTTGTGGCTGAGCGTCCAAAAAGGCTTTGAGTTTGCTATGCAGGTTTTCGCCTTCGCTAAATTCAACCACACCACCTTGCATTGTGGTGGAAGCATAATTCAACAAATCCACCGCTTGCTGTTTGGCAATCGGGGCGAGTTTGCCAGCTTTGACTAAACCTTCGGCAAAATCGGCATTTTCAGCTTTGGCTTGATTGAGTTCAGCTTCTGCTTTTTCGGCTTTCGCTTTGGCGTTTTCATCTTTGAGTTGCTGATTTTCAGCACGCAAGCGGTCTAATTCCGCTTTCTCTTCTGCACTCATTTCAGGTTCTCCTTGAGTTGGTTCAGTTTGATTGGGTTCATTTGGCATTGCTTCGCAAAAATCCACAATACCTTGCTCACTTTCTGAAAATTCAGGATTGCGCAAGCCTTTCACAGCTGGTGGCATTGCGCCTAAAAAACCGACATGGCGTAAATAGAGCGAACCTTGCTTTGGATTGTCAGGGCTATTGGCAAGGTAAAAAGATGCCGACACTTTTTTGAAACGCCCATCTGTGACCATTTCGGCAAATTCAGGGTGAACTTGGTCAAGTTCGGCTTTCAGCACATCGCCGTCTAACTGCAAGCCTTTTACCCACGCATAGGCAGGGGCTTCCATTGTGGGGTGTCCGATAACGGCTGGGGCTTCGTGATAGGCTACATCGTAGGCATCCACCGCTTGTTGCAAATCGGCAGGCGTGATTTCCACCACCGTGCCGTGTGCATCAGGTCGTTTACCCGCTTTAAAAATTTCAATCAGGGTCATTCGGTTCTCCTTGTGTTGGTAAACATCATAGAAAAAATGACCGCTTGTCGCTTTTAAACTGGTTTAAGGATTGAAAAAGAGAATTTGAAATGGGAAGAAGGAGAAAAGGCGTGTTTTTGCGTGTTTATCGGTGTTTATAAACACGCTTAAGGGATTCCGAGCAATCATTTATCGAATCCAATTTAAAACGCCACAGAGGGCGTTTTGTGCGTTATTTTTGATTTTTAGCCAAAGTGACTAACTTTGGTTAATTTGACGCTGCAAAAGTGCAGTCGCTTTTCGCAAAAGTTTTTGCTCGTCTTGTTCGCTTATGCCTAACCACGGACGAGCTGGAATGGTGGCTTTACCCCCACGCCCCGCCTTACCGCCAAATTGGTGCAAGCGAGCATATTTGGCATCAGAGCCAAATTCCACATTTTGGTCGTTGTAGTTATATGCAGTTTTATCCGACAAATAACCATCTTGACGTAAAATTTTGGTGGACTTGCCTTTCTTTTTCTTGCGAGCCAAAGTATTAGGTGAAAGCGATTGCCATTTACTTCCATCAGGTGCTATTTCTTGCTTAAACCGTTCCGCGTGGATTTTTTTCAAGGTTTCGCCCAGCACGCCATAGAGCCTGCGAGGGTGTTGCAGTTGGTTGGCAACATGGTGCAGTTTTGCGACCGCTTGGGTGTCGTTGAGGGTGATTTTAATCATCGCTAAAAGCCAGCTAATTTATTTTTTAACACATAGCCTTCAAGTTGCCATAATTTATTAAAGGCGTTCTCAAAGGCAATACGTTCGCCAATTTCTTGGTTATAGGTTTTCGGTGAAACACAGGCGGATTCACCTGTTACTGTAAAACCATTACGCAAGGTTAATACACAAACCGTGAGCGTTTCTGTTAATCGGTGGAATTGTTTATCTGTGATAATAGATTCCAAATGTTCTTGGGTAACACGTTCAGTCATTTTTATTCTCCTATTGATTAAAAAATAAGTTGGGCGTATAGTATTTCTAACGGTGGGGGTTTCCTACTGGAAAGGTTGGCGGCAATGTTTCATCCGTTATTATCCTGTTCGAATCAGGCAAACCACCGTTAATCCAAATCACCCCATAATAATTCGTAGCTTTTCTTAAAATCGTTCCATTCAACTTTGCTTTTGATTGTGCTTGCTGTGCGAACTAGATTGACTTTATGAACCAGCTTTTTCTTGCTTAATTCGTCTTTGAGCTTTACTTCGTAATCCATTTTGATTGCTACTTTACCTTGCTCGGTTTCATACACAAAAATCAGCGTAGGTAATTTCTGATCACGTTCCAACAAGATTGCCTTTGGATTTCTCAACTTCTCTGGCAACTGCTCCCAAAACTCAATCGGCAGGTTAATGCCTTTGGCTTGCTTGGTATCACGCAAGGCGTGTAACACGTCATCATCTCGCACTGCAATCACCGCACTTTGTGGAGCTTTTTCAAGAGTGTTTAATTTATCAATCACTTTGGCAGGGATTACGCCCACGTTTTTGATTTGCCCACGAGCTATTTTTTCGCTGGCAACTTGATCTACCATAGACTTCATCGCCCCGTTTAATATCATCATCGCACGTGGATTTTGTAACACGTTTTCAATTAAGAGGCTGGCAAGTTTCGGTTCGGCGGTAACGGCTTTGTTGAAAAGTAGCTGATCTACGTCTGCATTCCGCCCTGCGGTCAAACGCTCAAAATTATGCGGTTGAAAGCCCACGTCATAACCCTTTGGCACTTTTACCATTCGGGGATTGCCTGAACGTGTGCCAACCAGTTTTTCTTCCCACTCAATTTCAGGCGAAGGGCTGACGGTTCTACCCATTTCCTTGAGGTCGTCTTCATCGTGAGCGGTGACGGTGCAGTGGCAGCCATAGGCTTTAATCGGGTAATAATAATGCCAAAATGGATCGCTGGCTGGCAAAATCGTGCCGTCTAAATCAATATGCTCTTGGCGTGGGTGGCTATTGTCGTGGTGATGATATTCCCAATAAGGCATCACATCAGCCAAATCTAAATGCTGTTGCAACCGCCCGCGATTGTAAGCCGCATAAACATTAGTGTCGTAAATAATACGAGTTCGCCAATTTCTACCGCCTTTGTAATCCCAGCCTGTGCGAGAGACAACCTCATCAAACCGCTTGCGAAAGCCCTCCAGCGTTTCGCCGTTGGCAATGGCATTATCTACTGCTTCACGAAAGGCAAGCAGCACCTCATTGCGGTTTGCTCCTGCGACCATAAAAAAGTAGTCGTGTTCTTCACCGAGTACGTCAAGGTAGCTGTTGGTGGGTAAATTGAGCTTTTTCTCAAAGTATTTGACTTGATTTTCAAAGGTGAATTTCATTCAAAAATCTCCCCTAGCCCCTCTTTACGAAAGAGAGGGACTTGGCACGCTCATCTTCTACAGATTGTCGCCCTGCAAATTGGGCAGCGGTTGAACCCCACGCCAGCAGTTCGCCATATTCGGCATAGCTGAGTTCTGGAATTAGACTATCAAGTTGGTTGCGAAAATCTTCCAAACTCTCCGCTTGTCCTAAGCGGTCGCGAATATCGTGTAGCCAAGTTTCAACAACGGCTTCGCCTTCCACCTCCAACTGTTCGCCAATGCTTTCAATCACGCTTTTTGGGATTGGCTCGGCAAAATCCACCTTATCCGTCCCTTTCTTTTGTAAAGATGGGTTAGCGGAGATTTCTTGCATCACAATATCGCCCTCTTCAAAGCCATAAGTGCGGTGGATATATTGCTCGGTAAAGCTCACGCCAATTTCAGTCAAAATCTTGTCACGTTCCGCCTGCAGTTTGTCAATGATTTCTTGCTCGAATAGCTCGAAGATTGGCAAGTTGTCCACGCTAAAATTCAGCTCACAAATCCACGCCAACAACTGATTGAACGTGCCTTCTACAAGACTGGCGTCGTCGTTGCGAATATCACGCGTCACTTCTAGCCCCGCGGTGGCAGAGGCTCGGTTAGCTTCCGCTTCGGTGGTTTGGTTTTGTCCTAATAAGGCAATGGCAATTTCAGATTTGCAGTATTTGATGAAATTATCAAAGGCTTCGGATGAACCGCTTTTATCAGCACCTTCCACTAAGCCGATGGTGCTGTCGTCAGGAATCGCGGCAACCGCTGTGCCGAGCATCGCTTCCATACTGTCGAGCAAGTCTTCCACTTCGTGAATTTGTGCTTGTCGCGGATGTTTCCCCACTAGCCAAGGGGAGCCATATTTTTCGGTAAATTCCAACCAATACTTAAAGCCTGCTTTCTTAAAAGTCGCCGCCCAAAAGCAAAGAGATAAATCGCCTAAGCCATACGGGTTGATGTAGGTCGCATTTTGGGTTGCCAGCAACATTCGATAAGACGGCAGTTCTTCTCCGTTGATGTTGTCTTTAGTGCGGAGCCTGAGCTGGTTTTCATCATCGAAAACGAACCACTCTTGCGGTTTGCCGACAATGGCAACAGGCAACAACAAGCCGTCTTTGCTTTCCCACATCACTTCTAACGCTTGATAACCAAACAGTGTGGCATCAAGTATTTCACTGATAATTTGGCTCATCGGCAAGCGGTCGAAAAGTGCGGTTAAAATCTTGTCCGTTTTTTCATTGCCTGTAGGTGTGATACGCCATTCCAGCCCTTTGATTGCTGCTTTACGTCGGCGAACACAGCCCCCGACGTGACTGTCTGATAAAATTTCACGATAAGCCGAAATATCCTTGCCCATTTTCTTCAACACAGGATCAGGGTTTGGCAAATAGTGCATAAACGACCAATAGTCAATGGCGTTGGCACGGCTGGCAATGATGCGGATTAAATCTTGTTTTTTCAGAGTCATTGGCTTTCCTTATTTTTCATAATCCACAAAGGCGGCAAGCAATAAAAATACCCACCAAAACGGTTTGTCGTAAAAAATCAGCACAGCGGCAGAAATGGTTAAAGTTACAAATGCGATCATGGTTAATATCCTTGCGTTAATTTTCGGCTGGCTCTTGGTTTGCGACTGTGGGCTTTAACCGGCAACTGCACCAACTGACGGCTGGCATAATGAGCGAGCAATAAAGAAATTGCGGTGTCGCCGTGGCGTTTGTTTTTGCCGTCTGCACTTTTGGTTCGTTTATCGGGAATGCGTGGCACGCCTTTCACCACTTGGAATGAACGCAAATCGGCAAGAATATCGGCATCTTTAGGTATACTGTCGAGTTCGCCATCTTCGAGTGCGGCCTTAAATGGGGCGGTGTGTTCGCGATACCATTTTTCCGATAACTGCACGCAATCCACCAATGAGCCAAACGCATCGCGAGCAGCTTCGGCTAAATAGCCCCCGTTCCCACGTGCATCAAAAGCTGCACCAGCGAAGCGTGGCAAATGCTTGAGAATAAACAGCACGATTTGTTCTTGTTGCTTGTAAGGCATATTACCTAGCTCTACAATCAACCGAACGCTTTTTGTTAAGTTTTGTTGTTGAGCTAACACTACAAAAGAGGTCATATCGCCACTGCGGGCAAAGTCTTCGCCTAAAAAATGTAACTGTGTTTCATCTAGGGTTTGCAAAATAGGCTGAAGCGTGGTTTCGCACCAATCCAGCATTTCCTGATAGCGTGTCGGCTCAGGCACAAGGCTAAAGCCATATTTTGCCGTCATTCGGATTATGGGTGTGTTTTCGCTCATTTGGCGTTCAATTAAGGCTCGCGAGAGCCATAAGCCTGTGCCATTTTTCGGTACGCAGTAGTATTCTTCTTCCGCATCTTCTTTGGTTGCAGTGTCATTGAGTAGGTTTTCTTTCCATTCTGCTTCTTTTTCGGCTGTCCATTCTTGCTTGCTGACTTGGCAAATACGTTGGTATAGCCCTTCAGCACAGGCATCATCGAGGGTAATCGTATGCACTGAGTAGCGTTTTCTGCCTGCCCGACTATCTAAAATCAGCTCATTGAAAAGGTTGTCCGCACCGTTGTGGGTAGAAATCAACCGCACTTTTGCCCCCCACATTGTGAGAGCGAGTGCTGCTTTCAATACTTCCGCAAGGTATTCATGGAAGGCCGCTTCATCAATTACCACCACGCCTTGCATACCGCGTAAGTTTTTCGGATTACTGGAAAGGGCTTTCACTTTGAAGCCTGAAGCAAAATAGATCACATAGGTCAAAATGTCCTTATCTTCATCTTGCAATACTTCTTCTTGAATTTCGCCCGCTGCATAGTTAAACGCCCTTGCCCACATTGCTACCGCATCAATAAATTCGCGAGCCATTTCCTTATTTGACCCAATGTAGAACACATCAGAGCCGCCGTCTTTTTTGGCAAGGCTGGCAATCAATGCATCATCAGCGGCTTCTGCCCACGTCAAACCTGTTCGGCGAGATTTTTCGGCGATTTTGAGCTGCGATTTATCCGCTATCCAACGTTTTTGATAGCCCAGCAGTAGTTCATTTGGGTCAAAGGGAATAAGCTCTTTCACTATGCAATACCTAAAATTTGCTGTTTGATTTTGTCGGCGGTTTCCGCCGATAAACCTGCTTGAATAACAATTTTTTCCGTTTCTTCAGCAGCAAGTTCTGCACGTCGTTTTACATCGGCTTGATAGACTTTGAGCTTAGTGCTGGCTTGAATAAGTGATGCCACGTTTTTGCCCGCAAAACTTAGGGCTTGAAATTTCTCCATCGGGGTCATCTCATCGTCTTTGGCTTCTTCGATGTCCACAAGCGCGTCAAATAGGGACGACTGCAACATCCCCATTAAGGCTTCACTACGTTTGTCTTCCTTATCTTCTGCGCCTTCGGCAATAATGCGAGCCGCTTCAGTACTATCCTTGATTGCCTTAAAACGGCGTTCAATCTTCTGCCCATAGCGATGAATCGCCGATTTGCTGATGGAATAGCCTTTCTCACGTAATAGCGTTTCCAATTCCACATAGCCCGAAAAGCCGTTCTCAGTTAAGGCACGTTCTAGCCAGCGGCGAACATCTTCGGGCAGTTTTTCAATACTTGAGCGAGGTGCCATAATTTCCCCTTACGCCCAATACTTTTCAGGGCGGGCGATACCTGCTTGGCAGTCGATGGTGTATTCCACAATGTCCACACCTAAGCGGTTGATGTCGGCAAACCATACACCGTGCGGTTGTTTGTCGATTTCCACCAGTCTGCGGTCGGCGAGATATTCCAACTGCTGACGCACTTCAAGAGCGGTGACGTTTGGGTAAATGCCACGCATCACATCAAGTAAAAACTGCTCGCTGGTGGTGTAAGGCATTGCTTTATGTAATACGTTGAGCAACTGCCAACGCATACCTTCGCGGCGTGCTTTTTCCATCATTTTGCACTCTCCATTTTGTATAAATCACTGAGGGTTTTATGCAGTGCATCCATCTTGGCTTCTAGTACCGTTTGTCCACGAATGTAGTCATCTCGCAGTACATAAACCAAGGGCATTTGACTGTTCATTTGGTTAATTTGGCGTTCTAAGTCGTCCACCTTTTCATTCACTTTCAGTTGGTTTTGATGCCGTTCACTCAAACTGTTTTGAAATTGAGCCACTAAGATTTTGGCAAAACCAAAACAGCAACCTAAGAATGAAAGCAACAACCCCACTAAGTGCCAAAATTCGACGTTAATGGTCATCAGCTTGCTCCTTGCAGATGCCGCGATAGGTGGCGTTATGCACTGCAATTTGCCGTAAAGTTTCGGTGGTGTCTTGGCGACTTGCCTTGATTACACCAAAGCCTGAACAGCTCGGGTTAATCACGGAGATCACCTTGCTGTTGCAGGCGGTCAATAAGCCCATTGCGATCAGAAGTGCGGTTGTTTTCTTCATTCTTTTTTCTCGTTTCAAAATGTTTGACTTGGGTTTGCGCTACAGCTTTTTCCTGTTGCAGTTGCTCGTTTTGCTTAAACAAGCGGTCGATTTCTTGCCTTGCCTTGCGAATTTTGTAGCAAGCCACACCCACGCCAAGCAATACAAGGGCAGAAAAGCCTAAAATCAGATAAAAAATCATTCTTCACGCCCCCGATTATTTAACGCATTAGCGAAACCTTTGGTCGCCACGCCACCACCACAAAATAGGGCGAAGGTGGTAAAGAGTTCGCCTACATAGGCACGGTCTAACCACACGGCATAAACCAAAATACCAGCCATCAATAAAGCCCCGAAAAACTGGATAAAGGCGGTGGTAGAAAGGCGACCGTTGTCGTTGGTAATCAATTCTTTGAGTGCCATTAGTAACCCCAGCGTAAGTAAAACCATTGGGCAACCGTGCGACCTTTATTGATTGCACGGCTAATTTTGGCGTTATTGCTTAATTTTTTCATTGTGTTCTCCGTATTCTTCAAATCTCCCTCAGCCTCTCTTTTCTAAAGAGGGGGCTGTTTTTTCTCCGTTTTACCGTTCCCCTCTTTTGTAAAGAGGGGTTAGGGGAGATTTATTTAAACAAATGTTCTAAATTGACAACCTGCTCGGAATCCAACCAACTCCACACATCAAAGCATGGGCAATCTTTAATCCATTCATTCGGACTGATTGTGCCATCGCCGTTAAGGTCGGGGCTTAAATCACGATGTCCACAAATGCGAGCGCTGGGATATTTAGCCTCTAATTGGCGCAATAATTTATGTAGTGCCTGCCATTGTTTTTCGGTGTATTCGCCGTGGTTTTTGCCGTCTTTGCGAATACCGCCGACCAAGCAGATGCCAAGGCTGTTTAAGTTATGCCCTTTGACGTGTGCGCCCGTTTCGCCTTCTTCACGACCTGTTTCGACTGTGCCGTCAGTGTCAATCACAAAATGGTAGCCGATGTGTTGTAGGTGCGGATTGAATTGCTTGTAGTAGCCTGCTAAACGCTGAAAGCCACGCTGTTTGTGCCAGTCGTCAATACGTTGTGCTGCGGTTTGAGTGGTGGTGCGTAACTGCTTGCCGTTTTGAGTGGCAGAGCAATGGATCACGATTTTGGTGATGGGGAAAGACATAAAAAACTCCATTTATTAAGGATTATTTAATAACTGGAGTTTAATAAAAAATAGTATAGATTGATTTTAAACTAATTTAAGGAAGACTGGATTTCTTTATCATAAAGCTCATCAAGTGTTTGTTGATATTCGTGAATTTTATCCAACTTTTCTTGTTTCTTAGGATCGTTATCCGCAATATTTTGACATTGTGTTCTTAATCTCGCTATTTGCTTGTTAATTTTTCGCTTAGTTAAAAGCAAAGTAACATCAGGTGGATCAACCCAAATAACTAATATAGTTGTGAGGTAGCTTAACCCGCCTGATACAAGCCCAATAATTGCGGGTAATGCTTGAAAATTGACCTGAAAGTGTGAAAAAGCCGAGTGCAACAACTGTGAATAAATTGCAATCAGCATCGTATTTAATCCTGCGAGCCTTTTCTTATTCATTCGTTGTAGCACCCTTTCTTTTTTTTACTTGTTTTAAACGCTCTCTTAGGTGTGCAATTTGTTCTACTGTTAATTCATCTAAATCAAATTCTTCTACAACTTTAGAGCCATCTGCTTTTATGGTTGTAAGTCGCAAAATATTGTCGTGAATAAAATAGTTTAATAGGCGGTTAGTTACCGCCCATCCAATTACACCAAAAAGAGCCACAAGCGCAATAATAGTGCTGATACTCATCGTTTTCTTCTAAACTAATTTAGATTGAAATAAATTTTATACTACTTTATTTTTACCATCCGCAGGCGAATGTTCAATCACTTGCTTAATGGCATAAGTTTTCTTTTGTTCTATGCCATTATCAACGGTTTTGATTTCCAACTCAACATAAAATAAATCATCTGATGAAAATCTTGCCGTATTTTCTTTCACTTGTTTCCAAAACTTTTCATCGTTAATTTTAACTGCAACAGGTGTTTCTTCATTTGGTAGAATGACTTTCCAGCCACTTTGAGATGAAGCAAAGTTAATCGTTGCAATACGAATATATTGTTTATCTGGTTCAATAGTTGTAATCGTTTTTGTTACTTGTTGATCACGAAAATAATTTACTTGTTCAAACCCTACTTCAAGCAATTCTTGTTGTTTATTGCCTGTGTAGAGTTTTGCTTTTACATCACGAGAAATCGGTTGATGGAAAATTTTTGATAAATCCTTACGAATAGGGTTGCTTTGTAAAAGTGTATTAATCTCTTTCGTACTTTCAATGGTTTCTCCATCTATTTTTAGACTTTGTGTTCGTTCATCAATAATAACATCGGTTACTTTACGACCTTTTAATTTATTGACAACTGCAATTAAACCACCAGTAACGGCTCCGCCCGTAGCAAGCCCTAATACCTCCGCTACATTAAGCTGCCCTCCCATTTGAGCAATAGCAAACCACGTTTCAAATGATCCTTCTTTGTAGGCTTTCACTTCAATGCTAATTTCACTATTCGGACCGTTTAGCAATTCATTAGCTTCTTTTACCATTGCCGAAAATGCCATTAAGCTACGACCAAGTACATCGGCATCAATAACATGATCTTCCGTTTTACCACCGTCATAGACTAATTCAAAGCTTGTTGTTCTTAAGTTTAAGTTTTGTTGTTCAGTTGTCATCTTAATTCCTCAGTTCCTCAATTATTTCTTTTTCTTCCCACCACAAATACTTTCACAAGGCACGCCGTCTTTGTCGCGGTCTAGGCTACTGACACCGCATTGGGTGAGATAGAAACGGGCTTCTTCGCAGCTATCCATATCTTTACAGATGCGCTTGCCTTCGCATTGGAATTGTTCTTTAGCAAATACGGCAACTGCTACGCCTAATAGGGCGAAAGCGACGTATTTTAGGGATTTTTTCATTCTTATTCCTTAGTTAAACATGCATTTTTCACCCGTTTTATTGGTAAACGGATTGGTTTGTAAAAGTTTTGCTGTTTCTGTGCCTTGACAGCCAAATTTCTTCCACGCATTCGCGCAAAGGTTTTTGTCTTTGTTTGCTTTTATTAAGCCTTTTGAATAGAACTCGTTGTATCGGCTTTCTTTTGAAGTCGGATCTTCACCAAGCAATTTTTCTACTTTGCCAGCTGTATCGAGACGCATATTGAGATCACTACAATTACCCGAAGCCTGCATTGCATAGCCGAAATTTTCCGCCAGTTTTTCATTGGCTTTGTCTGTGTTTGCAATTGCACAAACTGAAAAAAGTGCGGTTGTTAATACAAGTAGTTTTTTCATTGGTTACTCCATATAGTCAATTAATTGATTTTTAACGTTGTATTTCATTTTCCAATATTGATATTTACGAGAAGATAATTCATCTTCGATAAGCTTAAATCGGCACCTGTTTTCTTTTAATAGTTGGTTTATGGCTTCAATATCAGGTCGCATTTTGGTAATGCACCAATTCATCAACGCCATAAATAGCAAGAATATGGCGGTAAATGCCCCAATAATAGATGCTATTAGCATAATGGCATCATCAGCATAGATGTTTACCAGCATTTCTGGAGTAAATTTTACCGTACTCGGTAAGAGTGGCACGCACGCCAACAATATCCAAAACCATTTAAATGTAAAAGGTGAAAGAAAAATACAGCGGTATTCTTTTTTCAGCAACTTTTTTGCCTGTTGAAGTTGCTCATCTGAAAATTGCGTTAAGATTTCTTTCGTTTCTTCTTCATTCATTCCGTTGAAGTAATTCAGCGTGAATGTGCTATCAGAAATAATGTTGTGATTAAATTGCTGCATTATTTGTTTTTTACTGTAAAGGAGCTACCTAAAATTCTGTTGTTATTGAATTGCTGTGCAATGTTAGTCGTTCCTGCCGCTTGCCCCATTGCCGCCATTGTCTGAGCCACGCTTAAAATCGCTGCGCGTCCCTGATCATCACATTGCATAAATAACTGCACCAACAAGCCTGTTTTGTCAGAAAAATCAGTCTTAGGCATATCTTTTAACATTTCCTGTTCTATCGCTTCATAGGTTTCACGGCGATGTCCAAGCAAGATGTACTCAATATCAAGGTCTGCTTTTTGTCGAGCAAGATCAAAAAGCTGTTTATCTGGGAAACTATTGGTTTTTTTTCTTTCTGCAAAAGCGGTCGGTTTCATACCTAAAGCCGCTGCCACTTCTTTATCTGTTGATATTTTTAGTTCATTTTTTAAGCGAAGTAACTTTTCTTTGAAAGAATCCATAATTTCCTCTTGATAAATTCAGAAAATCTGAATAAAATTCAGAATATAGTTTATTGATTGTTTATCAATTATACCACAACAGGAGAAAAAAATGCTGAATGTTAAAACGCCTGAACAGGTGAAAAGCGAGTTTGAAGCTCGCGGTGAATCTTTCGCTGATTGGGCAAGAGAACACGGTTATGACCGATTGTATGTTTACCGCGTGTTGAATGGCACGATTAAAGCTAAACGTGGTATCGGACATGAAATCGCCGTGAAACTTGGCTTAAAAGCGGCGGCTTAATCACGCAACCTGCTCTTTAACAATTTGGAAAAAACAGCGAAAAATCTAACCGCTCTTTATTTAGAAAAACAATAGGAGAACAAGATGAAACTGTTAAACAGACTAATGAGTTACCTACTCAGAAAACAAGGTTACAAAGTAATTGACCCAATTACCCAAATTGATTTATCCACGCCTGCTTTTATGCGTGATCCGAATGCAGTGGCACGATTGAAAGAGAAAGGATTTTTACAATGAAAGAAAGAATTAATGGCACGCAGCGTGCGTTGCGGATTTTAAAAGCCCTAAAAGGGCGAACGATGGACGGCTTAAGCAATAAGGATTTGTGCGAAGCGATTTCTGAAACGCCGGTGAATATCACCCGTGCCACAGCGATTTTAGAAAGCGAAGGCTTTTTGCGGAAATTACCGACCGGCAACTGGACGCTCAGTTTTGCCCTGCTCAACCTTGCGGTGTGTTATGAGCAAGATATGCAGGCAGTGAATGAACGATTTAATGAAATGCGCCACCGTGTGGCAACAGGCGGTTTTTAGGAGTAAGCGATGACAGATTTAAGATTAAGTGAACAACAAGATGCGGTGGCATTGGCAAGTAAAGCGATGACGCAGGATAAGGCTCAGGCTTATGAATTGGTGGGAATGATTAAGGCATTCGACTTTACTAGAAAGCTGGTAACGGTTACCACTTTAAAATCATTACAGGAAATTAAAGAAAGTAAGCGTTACAAAGACTTAGAGCTAACCGACCAAGATGGAAAAATGGTAACGGTTACCACCTTTAGAGATTTTTGCACAACACTTGGTTTTAGCGGAGAAAAGATTGATCAAGACCTTTTAAACCTAAACACCTTCGGCGAAGAGTTCTTTGAAACCTCCCAACGCCTCGGCTTAGGCTACCGAGAAATGCGAAAACTTCGCCAGTTGCCTGAGGAAGCCCGTGCGGAGATTGTGGAGGCAGATTATTCGGAAGCGACAGATAAAGAAGATTTGATTGAGAAAATCGAAGATTTAACTGCGAAACACGCCAAGGAAAAAGAAGCCTTGCAAGCCCAGCTGAAACGCAAAAGCGATGATTATGAGGCTCAGGCTAAGATGATTGCGGCGAAAAATGACCGTATTAACCACCTTGATTTGGAACTGGCGAAGAAAACCAAAGCGATTGAAACCCAAACACCTGAACAACGTGGCGGGGCGTTACGCGAAGAAGCGGCTGCGATTTCTTACAAAGCAGAAGCGGTGCTACGAGGGCAAGTATTCCAAGCCTTTGAAGCCTTAACCGCCCACACGGAAAGCACCGGCATTGACCATAAGCAGTTTATGAGTGGCGTGCTTGCCGAGTATCAGTTGATTTTGTCGGAACTTAAATTCCACTTTCAGCTTGATGATGTGCCAAGTGGCTCGAATGTGCCTGAATGGGCAAGACCTGATTCCCCTTGGGCGGATAAATCTGATCTAGAAACTGTGGAGTAAGGAAAATGCAATGGCAATTTTACCGAGTGTGCTATCCCACTGGGCAAACCTTGTGGAGACGGCAAAGTTTGGCGAGAAGGAGAAAATTATTGAAGAAGGCTGCACCGCCTGCGGTTTAAGTCGGGGTACTTTCTTAAAACAAATTAAGCCTTTTCGCCCTGCCAGCGGTCGCAAAGTGAGATGTGATAAAGGTAAACATCAACTAAATGAAGATGAGCTTAGATTGATTAACTCAACTTGGCTTCATATGCGACGAAACAATGGCAAAACGATGATGACCTTGGAGCAAGTCATGAATATTTTACGAGCCAATGACAAAATTAAGGCAGAGTTTACCGATGAGAATACAGGCGAAGTTCGCCCTTATTCAGCCAGTTCGGTAGAGCGAGCGTTACGCAATGCAGGACTTCACCCTGATCAAATGTTACGCCCAGCCCCTGTGGTGCAGTTGCAAAGCCGACACCCGAACCACGTTTGGCAAATCGACCCGTCTTTGTGTGTGCTTTATTACTTGAAAGAAACAGGTAAAGGCAATGGGTTGTGTGTGATGGAGGCAGAACAGTTTTACAAAAACAAACCTGCCAATGTGGCAAAGGTGGAACCGCAACGGGTGTGGCGATATGTGATCACTGACCACGCCAGCGGGGTGATTTATGTGGAATATGTTTACGGTGGCGAAACAGCGGAAAATGTCAGCCAATGTTTTATCAATGCCATTCAGAAGAAAGATAACCCAAGTGAACCTTTCTATGGAGTACCAAAGATCCTAATGTTTGACCGAGGAACAGCAAATACATCTCAGATGTTTACTCATTTATTACATCAACTTGATGTGAAAATGGAAATTCCGAAAGCCCACAATGCCCGAGCCAAAGGGCAAGTGGAAAAAGGCAACGATATTGTGGAACGCCAGTTTGAAAGCGGTTTGCGGTTTATGAATGTGAGTGGCTTGACGGAGTTAAACCAGCTTGCTCACCAATGGATGCGGTATTTTAACAGCACTAAAAAACACTCTCGTCATGGGCGAACACGTTATCAGATGTGGCAAACCATTCGTGCTGAAGAACTTACTATTCCACCTAGTCGGGAGATTTGCCAAGAGCTAATGATTACTGTGCTCACAGAACGCTTGGTGACAGATAAGCTGGAAATCAGCTTTGAAAATCGCCGATACGATGTGCGTGATGTGCCTGATGTGAAAATCGGCGAGAAAATCACGGTAGGCAAAAATCCTTATCGCCCTGAATGTGTGCAGGTGCAGTGCTTTGAGCAAGTTTTTGCTGATGATGGCACGATGAGCCTAAAACCTTACTGGGTGGTGTTAGAGCCTGTGGAAATCAACGAGCTAGGCTTTAGAGTGGATGCGGCAATGATTGGCGAAGAATACAAGGCACATCGCAAAACGGCATTTGAAGCCAATAAAGAAGCCGCTGAACAACTTGCTTATGGTGTAGAAAGCGAAGATGAGTTGAAACGAGCGAAGAAAGCCAACGCACCATTATTTAATGGGGAGATCAATCCATATCAACACATTGAGAATACGGACTTGAATTGGTATATGCCGAAAAAAGGTCAAGAACACGAACTCACCACCAACGCCCGACGGGTGGAGCAAAAACCGATGTCGGTGGTGGAATTTGCCAAAAATGGCAAAGCGCGCTGGGGTGAATTGTGGAACGGTGAGTGTTATCAATGGGTGAATGGCAGATACCCGCAAGGTGTGCCGCCACTTGAAGCAGAACGGCTATTGGGCTTGGGGTTTGAGGATTTTAAAGCGGAGTTTGTGGCACCAGAGCCTAAAACGTCGCATTTGAAATTGCTTGCCGCTTAACCACCAAAATCTCCCCTACCCCCTCTTTACAAAAGAGGGGGACTGATTGAAGGAGCATTTTATGCTGAAGTTAAAACAGGTGCTGATTGATAAAGGCGTGAGCTTAAGGCAGTTAGCACAGATGATGAAAGTGTCGCCTGCGACCATTTCCCAGTTGATAAACCATAATCAACGGGTGCGGGAGTGGGCGGCATTTGAGAAGAGTTTAATAGCGTCTTTGCAAAAGATTGGGATAAACCAACCGCTTGCAACGCTATTAGAAAAGGAAGCGACAGGGGAAAGTTTGGCGACCGAGCCTGCCGCTTCCGCCCTTAAAACAACCAAAGAGATTAAGGACGAGATTATGTTACTCGCAAAACAGGCTTTATTTCCAGCCACTAAGAAACATTTTTTACTGCCGATTGACCCTTTTTCCGTCGATATTCGTTCGGCTGACGAAGTTTTCGCCACGTCAGATATTCGTTATGTACGTGAGGCGTTGTATCAAACGGCAAAACACGGCGGCTTTATGGCTGTTGTGGGCGAATCAGGCGCGGGCAAATCGACCCTGCGTCGTGATTTGATTGATCGCATTCGAGCGGAAAACGCCCCGATTGCGGTGATTGAGCCTTACATCATTGCGATGGAAGACAACGACATCAAGGGCAAAACGCTGAAAGCGGCACATATTGCGGAGGCAATTATTTCTACCCTTGCGCCATTGCAAAGCGTGAAACGTTCTCCCGAGTCACGTTTCCGCCAGTTGCACAATGTATTGAAAGAAAGTTGCAAATCGGGCTATTCCAACGTGCTGATTATTGAAGAAGCGCACTCGTTGCCGATTCCAACCTTGAAACACTTAAAACGCTTTTTTGAGTTGGAAGATGGGTTTAAAAAGCTGATTTCCATTGTGTTGATTGGTCAGCCTGAGTTGAAACTCAAACTTTCCGAACGCAACACAGAAGTGCGTGAAGTGGTGCAACGCTGTGAGGTAGTGGAACTTGCCCCACTCGATGCGGAATTGGAAAACTATGTGGCGTTCCGCTTGGCAAAAGTGGGCAAAAAATTGAGCGACATTTTTGAAGAAGATGCGTTTTTAGCAGTACGACAACGCTTAACGGCGGTGGGCAGAAATAAAACCACCACCAGCCTGCTTTATCCGCTCGCGGCGAACAATTTGCTTACCGCCGCGATGAATTTAGCCGAAAGTTTGGGGGTGCCCAAAGTGAATGGCGATGTGGTGATGCAGGTTTAGGGGGCAATGATGAAGAAATTGACTTTGATTTTGACCGCATTTTTGTTAGCTGGGTGCGGTAAAAACATAAATTACCGTGAGCTTTGTGTGGACGGTGTGGTGTACCTGCAAAGCTATAACGGCAGCTTAACCCCCAAAATTAACGCGGATTTTTATCCTTATACTTGCACGAAAGGAGTAACGAACAATGACAAAAATGAAACCAATTAAACCAAATGATCCTGAACATTTTCTTATCTGCTGCAAAGCCTTAGCAAAAGCACTCATTGATGACCGCGAAGGTATTACACAGGCATTATTTGGTGGCATTAAACAGTTTAATGGTTCAACTAATGGCGATAAAACCGAACTTGAAGCAGTATTGGGTAGAAAATGCGGAAAAATCAGACTTGTAATTACTAAGGAATTAAACAATGGCTAAACGAGCAACACGAGTAAAAAGCGAAGTATTAGAAATCACCTTGCAAACCCAAGATGAAGTGGCGATGGCGATTAAGCAAATCGGCGATTTAGAACGTGAGCAGGTCCGACTTTCCACCTTGCAAGCGGACGAGAAAGCAGTGGTTGATGAAAAATATATGGAAAAATTAACCGCTCTTAAAGAGCAAGTGAAGCCGTTACAAAAGGCGGTGCAAGCGTTTTGTGAGAGCCGTCGGTTAGAACTGACCAACGGTGGCAAGCAGAAAACTGCTTATTTCACCACAGGCGAAGTGCAATGGCGTGCGAAACCGCCTGCGGTGGTGGCAAAAGGGATTGATAGCATTTTGGAAAGCCTTCGCAATCTTGGGCTGTTCCGCTTTATTCGCACGAAAGAAGAGCTGAATAAAGAGGCAATGCTTGCGGAGCCTGAGGTGGCTCGGTCGATTTCAGGCGTAACCATTCGCGAGGATGTAGAAGAGTTTGTCATTAAGCCGAATGATGAAGAGGTGCGAAAATGAGCCGAAGACCAAAAGTAGATCGAGATGTACTCGAAGAAGCCTATCGCAAAGCGGCTGAAACCGCAGCAGCAATGGAGCGTTCGGGCAATTATGCCAGAGCTGGTGAATTGTGGGGAGAAGCGGCAAAACAAGCGGTAACACTCAAACAACGTGAGTGGTGCAACATGCGCAAAACCTACTGCAAAACGTGGCAAGGTAAACGGGAGAAAAGACAATGATTTCCACACTAGAAGCCTTAAAAATGCAACTTCGCCAAGCGATTATTCAACTGGAACAGGCAGAGAAATCGCTGGATAAAGAACAAATGGAATACGCCAAAGCGTATGTAAGTAATGCGAAGGGGATTTTGATGAAACTCAGCATTACTTTTTAAGATAAATCAAACCGCCTTCGGGCGGTTTTCTTGTATTAGGAGAACCGAAAATGAAAGTGAAATGTAGTGCGTGCGGAGCGTTGCATTCGTTGGATGCGTTAATTGCCAATCAAGCGGCGAGCGAGGCGCTGAATGCGGCATTGATGGTGAGTGGTGAACTGGGCGAGGCGTTGATTCGCTATTTGGGGCTGTTCCGCCCTGCCAAAAGTTCGCTCACCTTTGACCGTGTTGCCACTTTATTAGGTGAGCTTACACCGATGATTCAGGCGGGCAAGATTAAACGTGATGGCGTGGAATGTGCTGCTCCTGTAGAGGCGTGGATTTATGCGATCAATCAGATGATGGCAAATCGGCAAGCATTGAAATTACCGATGAAGTCGCACGGTTATTTGTTGGAAATTATTGCGAGCCATAAGCCTGTTGGTATATCGGTGGTGGTGCAAAATTCCGAGCAAAATCGCCCGCTTGCAAGCAATAAAATGAACGCAATAAAAGGAGCTTTAGAATGGGGCAAGATAACCAATGGCTAAAACCCGTACTGGCTCAAGGCGTGGCAATGTTGTTACTGTTACGTCTGAAAAATTCACCTACGGAAGATGTAATACAGCCTACGCTGGAAGCATGGTATCGGGTACTTACTTATAAAAAGTCGTGGGATATGGAGTTGGATAAGGTGCGGTTTGAGACAGCATTTATAACGCTTGGACAGACTTGTGATTGGTTTCCTACGCCAAAACAGCTTCTGGAAGCCTTGCCACGGCGTGAATATCCTGAGCTTCCGCCACCACCGCCGAAAAGTGTGGAGGAAATGGCACAGGAAAAGGCAAAAATGGAAAGTAATTTACAACGATTGAAAGCAATTTTAAGGGGTAAACGATGAGAAAACGATTATTGCAACTGGTGCATATTGGGAAAAGTCAGTTAGGGATGGACGATGAGACTTATCGAAGTCTATTATCTCAGCAATTCTACCAAAATTCCGCGAAAAATATAAGCTATTCAGAGCTAGTGAAACTGGTCAAAATATTGCAACAAAAAGGGGCGAAAATTCGCTTACCGCAAGGTTCAACCACGCTTTCTGCTCAACAACGTAAGCTGTGGGCTGTATGGAAAGCTGTGGCTGATGAAAACAGTTCTGCGGCGTTGAATGCATTTGTGCAGCGCTATTATACCGAGATTACGGACTGGCGTGAGCTAGATAGCGAGCAAACGGCAGCTATTATTGAGCATTTAAAACAGTGGAAAAAACGAGTAGGTAAATAATGATTGATGCCAAATTTGACAATAATGACTTTCAAACCAAAGCTCCCGATTTATTGGCAGATTTGGCAAAATATACGGTGATGGCAGTGCGTGAATGCTTTCCTGATATTGATGCGGAAATGGCGGAAAATATCGGAATGATTGTGGCGTTGAAAACAGGACATAACTGGGGCGGATTGAATGTGTATGTGCCAAAGTCGATGTCGCTTTTTGCCTGTGAGCGTGAAAAGCAAATTTTCAACGAGTTCACCGGCAATAACCACGCCTACCTTGCTAAGAAGTATGGTTTATCTTTGCAATGGATTTACAAAATCGTGAAACGCGTGCAGAAGGAAGAAATTGCCAAACGGCAGTTTGATATGTTCGCCCAATCCTAA